CGACGACACAACCGTAATGCTTCTATCATTAGTATGTGCGTCGGTTGGGTGGTTCTTTCTTTATTTGCTGAGGGACTTCTGAGATTAATTGGAGTAATTCCTCCATTACTTCCATTTCTTAAAATTACTTTAAACTAATGGTAACAATTACTGAAAAAGATTTACAAGAACTTCAGCAAAGAGTTTTGCAGCAAAAAATAGATGAGTTATTTGAAGAACCTTCAACCTATGAGGACGAAGAAGATGAGTAAGACAATTTTTAATGCTATGGTTATTTTTGGTATTATAGGGTTGTTTATTTTTTGGTGTTTAAATAATGCTTATCCGTCATAAGTAAAGATATAAAGAAAATTTTTTCTTACTATATAATTAAAAAATAAAAAATAAAAATGGCAACAATTACTTTAACTGTTAATACTCCTATTATTGGTAATTCCTGGCAAGTTGCGTTTACTGCCGATTCGGGAACTCCAATTAAAACAATAAGTGGATTTACTATAAGTGCCACCTCTCCTAATCTTGGGTCCTTATTTTCAGTTTCCTCTGTAAATGGATATGATGGTAGTGCAGTTCAATATGTAACTTGGAGATCCACAAGTCCAGCTGGACAACATCCTACTTCTGGATTGAGTATGGATATTTGGAATCAAACATTTTATCAAAATATTATAACGTATAATGGTAATACTGGTATGACATGGACTGAAATTCTTACTGGCAATGGTTCTGGTGGGGCGACATATCCTTTAAATACTGAAAAATGGAGTTTGGTTTATGATTATGATAATTTATATGCTCCATTGTATACTAAAGGTGGTACATTATCAGTTTCTGTGACATAAACTTTATATAAGGATCTATAACTTTGATGGAAATGGTACTATTGACAATATCTATTATTGTGTGTATAATGAAATAAATAATGCTAACGGAATGTAGCTCAGCTTGGTAGAGCACTCGCTTTGGGAGCGAGACGCCGCAGGTTCAAATCCTGTCATTCCGATTGCCAGTTTCTTCACTGGCACACTTGACATAAAAGCACAAACCCCTTATAATACTAGAGCAAACAAAACAAAACAATGTCTCTGATCGCAAAATTCAAGAAAGATGTTAGCAATCTACGTTCTGCTGCTAACGGTGAATTCTACCTTGATGTAAAGAATCCGAAACTTTATAAAAAGGTACGCCGTTTTTACGAAAATGAAGGAGTAGTATTCTCTGGCGATCCTCTTGATGACTACGAAATGCTTATGGAATATGTTGCACAAGATCTTGAATCTGTAGAAGTTGCTTGAAAATAAAAAGACACGGATGGTCTATAACAGCACTGGTCGGGAGCAAACCCCTTATGTTCAAATCTGATATACTTCGTTGGGTTGGAAACATTCTTCTCATAATTGGTTATCAAACTATGTTATGGGGAGAATTTAAATATGGGTTAATGATAAAAGTTTTTGGGGGATTACTCACAATACCTTTTGCTATTAAACTTAAACTTTGGGATGTGCTATTTTTATGTGCATTCTTTACCTTTACAGAAGTTACGAAATTAACCCAACTTTTCTTGGTTTTTTAAAATCAAGTGGTGGAGTCAAAATGACCCGTTAATGAGTTTACGGCATCTCTAAAATGACGTTGGTGCGGATGGGGAATTCTTTCTCCGCCTGGTTTCAAATTTCCAGTCAAAAAATTAATAATGATTCTGAATAATTGTAAGGGTTATAATTATATTATAACCTTTTTTTGTATTTAAATATGCTTATACTGGTAACCAGTGCAGAAATAGAGTTGATGAAAGATATGCGTTCAGCAGAATATATAAAAACTGTTGAATGGATGAGTAAAAACGCAACTGATCACAATGTTGTTTGGTTGGAAACTGTTTCAAATATTAAACCTTCATATCTAAAAGAAAATTTTCCATGCTATTGTCCAAATTCTCATAATTCTTCTTATCAAAATAAGGGAGCAAATTTAGGAAATGCATTAAAATATTTTTTTAATAACTGTGAAGTTGATGATGAATTAACTGTTGAAACGACAGGTAGATATCATTTTTTAGATAATTATTTTTTTGATTTAATTGAAAATAATCCTGGATATGATTTATATGCAAAAAATGATGGAAATGATCAATATTTTACTGGTTGCTTTGCACTCAAGACAAAATATATGATTGAGTGGGTAAATGAGACCGATTGGGATTATTTAAATAATGCTATGATTAATGTTGAGAAATGCTTATGGAATTTTTCAAAAAGAAAAAAACTAAAGTGTTATGAAATTGATTCTATTCATATGGATTGTAATATATTTGGTTTTGGAAATATGAGTAGAAGTATAGTATAATATATACATATATTTTAAAAAAATAAAATGAATTTTACATTTCATTCAACTGAAGAAACTTTGAATGCTATTTTAAAAGTCATATCCAATAAAGAAAAGGGAGTTTATCTTAGATTGGGTGATGGGGATATTGCTTTAGGATCTGGAGTATCTGAACTTTATCAAGATGTAAATACTGTATTGTATTCTTTAATGAGAGAAGCAATTAATTTGAGAGGTAAAAATGTAATTAAAACACTCCCACTTCATAATAAAGAATGGGATACCCTTGAGGAAGGAATGTTCCCAGGAAATCATGATAATGATGTTGAATGGTGTGAAAATATAATTAACTCTTTTTTAAATATTTCTGATGTACCAGAAATGGAATTTTATAGTACAGTAGCTCTTTCGCATCAGGCGATACAAAATCCCGATAATGCAATTAAATTTTTAAAACAAATAGGACCTCAGGTAAAATATTTTATTGGTAACGAAGATATTCCAAAAAATATTTTAGATATTCTTTTTGGTGAAAATGTTGTGCATATTAAAACTCCATCAAAAAATTCCTTTTCTAAATTTGATCAAATCTATACAACTTTTATGGAAAAAGTTGCTGATGATACGGAGTACTCTGTTGTTGTTACTTCTATGGGATGTACTGGAAGAGCACTGCAGAAAAAAATATGGGATAGATATGATAACTTTTTTTTATTTGATTTTGGAAGTTTGATGGATGCTCTTTGCGGTTGGAATACTCGAGCTTGGATTGAACTTACTAATTTTGATAAAAATAATTTTTTGGAAAATCTTAAATGAAAGTTATTATTCCAATGTCAGGTATGAGTAGCAGATTTTCTGCTGCTGGGTATAAAATACCAAAATATCTTATAGAAGTGGATGGTAAAAAAGTTATTGAACACATTGTAAATTTATATCCAAAAGATTCTGAATTTATTTTTATTATCAATGATAAGCATAAAGAAGAAACTGATATTTGTAATATTTTGGATAATTTAGTTCAAAACAAAACAGTAGTAACTATAAAAAAACATAAAAAAGGACCAGTATTTTCTGTTTCCGAGTTTGATTATTTGATTGATGATGAAGAAGAAGTTATTATAAACTATTGTGATTTTTCAATCTATTGGGATTATCTTCATTTTAAAGGATATCTTGATACTGTTGAATGTGATGGATGTGTAATCTGCTATACTGGATTTCATCCACATATGCTTGGTAGCGATAATTATGCATTTTGCCGCACAGATGATATCGGTCCTGATGAAAAAATATTAGAAGTGAGAGAGAAGCAACCATTCACGGACGATAAGATGTCTGAGTTTGCTTCTGCTGGCAATTACTATTTTAGAAAAGGTAGTTATGTAAAAAAATATTTTAAGCAGTTGATTGATGATGATATTAATATTAATGGTGAGTATTATGTAAGTCTTGTTTATAACCTGATGATAAAGGATGGGTTATATAATACCTTATATGATATTCCTTATATGCTTCAATGGGGAACTCCATTTGATTTGGATGTTTATAATAGTTGGTCAAATTATTATCGTAAGGCACTTGATGGGCAGAAAGAAGTTAAACTTGAAAATTGTATTCTGGCACTTCCTATGGCAGGTGCTGGTAGTCGGTTCTCAAAGGAAGGATATGATCAACCAAAACCATTCATTCCTGTAAATGGGAAGAATATGGTTGAGCAAGCAGTTCGTTGCCTACCAAAAACGGATGATGTTATCTACGCTTGTTTAAAAGGTCATCAATCTCCTGGTCAGAATACTGTATGGATTGATGAAGTTCTGGAAGGGCAGGCTTGTACAACAGAAAAAATTGTAGAGCAGTGTGGTCCAGATTCTTCTATCTTAATTTCCGCTTGTGATAATGGGGTCTTTTATGATGCTGATAAGTTTTTAGATTTAGTAAACGATGAAGAAAATGATATAATTGTATGGACTTATAGAAACAACTATACAAGTCATTTGCAACCAGAAGCATATTCT